AGCCCCTAGGGGCTCCCTGTGCCTGGCACAAACACCAGTGACCTAAACGAAGCTTATTGCTTCGCATGGTTACTTAACACAACCCAGAAGGGCCAACATGTCATCTAGTCGTAAGTATACCACACATCGCATTGTGCAAGGTGCATATTGGGATGTGGCGTATGGACATCCGTATCTTTACGGAGCCGGCTCGCCACGGTATACCGAAGACTATTCGGCCAATAGTGTAGACGAAATCCTTATATCCCAAGGCCATCCTTACCAACGTTTAGGTAAGAATGACAATGAAGATATAGGCGGTGACTTTTTCGTTATCAAGCACCACTACGGTGAAGATTCAACTCTTCCTGAGGTGGATGTTGGTACTGAGCAAGGCACCACTTCTGGTTATGGGGATCACTATCGTGGTCCTCTTTATGCCAGACGTCTAACAGTATCCGCTGGTGACTCTCTTTATCCGTCGCCCCCAGTATCTACGCCAGCTGAGCTGGCAGTACTGGGAACAACGGCAATAGCTAGAGTCATACCAACGAATCCATTGTCCGGATTATCCGTTGCCATTGGTGAATTGCGGCAAGAAGGAATTCCTGCCGTAATTGGGGCGCAGTCATTGCAGAAAAAGGTCGGGCTCGGCCGCAAGGCCGGGTCCGAGTACCTTAATTATGCGTTTGGCTGGTTGCCCCTGGTCAATGACCTCCGGGACTTCGCACAAACCGTCACCAACTCTGATGAGTTGGTGGCTCAGTATGTGCGTAACTCCGGAAAACGGGTAAAACGACGTTACAGTTTCCCGAAAGAAGAGACCGTGACTACAGAGCAAGTGGATGACGGTTTTACCGCCCTCCCCGTGCCGCGTTTTCACATTGGTTTCTACGAATCGGGAATCCAGTATCCAATTGTCACCAGGACTCGACATACTATCGTCGAGAAGTGGTTCTCAGGGTGCTTCACTTACTATCTCCCTCCTCACGAGGGGCTAGAAAGGAGTGCCGCCATAGCTAATAAGCTATATGGCACTCGGATTACTCCTGAAGTACTCTATGATTTGACACCTTGGAGTTGGGCCGTCGATTGGTTCTCAAACGTTGGGGATGTTATCCACAACGTTGGAGCTTTCCTATCTGACGGTTTGATTATGCCTTATGGTTACATGATGGAGAAATCCTCCACCAGTGACACCTACGTGGCCTCAGGTACCAGTTACAAATCGTATCCGGGACAGGAGATATCACGTAGCCAAACCTTCACTACAACAGTGAAGCAGAGGATTAAGGCAACCCCTTATGGGTTTGGTCTAACTGACACTGATTTAACGCAGCGACAGTGGGCCATCATTGCCGCCTTGGGACTTTCCCATGGTGGTGGTCGTGCAGGACATTAGTCCTCCACGCCCAACCAGTGGCACAACCGTGCTATTGGAAAATAGCACAGGAGTAAATGGCCATGTTTGCAGACCCATACGAAATCACCGTTGATGCTGTCGATTACGACCTTAATCGGGTCGGATCGGGCGATAGTGGCGCTCGTTACCGATTTTCTGGTGACGATGTCACTTTCGAGATGAGTATCAGTCACGCGGAAAATAAGTCGCGTGTCCGACATCTTGTCAAGCTTCAACAGGCGAAGACGGATGCGGATCTCTACACACCTGCTGTGAACACCATCTATACGATGAGTGCTCACCTGGTGGTGGATGTTCCGATCGTCGGTTTCACTCCATCAGAGCAGCTCGAAGTTGTGGGCGCACTGGGAAGGATCATTACTGGTTCCAGCTATGCTGGCACCATTAAGCTCCTGAACGGTGAGTCCTAGCTCCGATTACTAATCTTTTGGAGGTAGCCGTCGTGGTCTAACACATGGCAATGGACTCTTGAGCTCCTTATGTTTGGAGCCAAGATGAAAAGCCATATGTTACTTCTGCGTTTGGTCCTCGATGATATGGGGACCAGATGTTGCACCAGCACCACTCGTGATTTTAAAACGATCACGAGACGTGTCGAAAACGAAGGGCTATCGTTTTTAACGATAGCCTTACCTGAATACTGTGGCGACCTCCAAAAAGGTCTAAGCAGAGGACAGGTAGTCTCATCAGATTTCGCTGGTTATGCGAGATCTGGAGGGCTCCCCCGATTTCTCGGAGGTTTCCTCAGACGTGTCTTCGACGCTAACAGTGGTGTCCTACTCGAGGAGCCTTGCATTGATTCTATCCAAGCTATTCGGCAGATTACTCTGCTTTTTAGCAAGGTTAACCTTCCTTGCAGCGATGCAAGGGTGGAGAAAGCTTTGCAAGGCTATCTCGAGACTGAAAGGAGCGTTCGTGAGAACGACCAGAAGCTTGAATATCGAGAAATCGATGAATTCAAGCGGATGGCCGCTCTTCTTTGGGTTCATGTCTTTAGCACTGTGGATAAAAATATCTACAATGTCGAAGCACTACCCAAGCACGGTCCCGGCTCAACTGCTGATAAACTTACCGGTAACGGTAAATTTAATCAGCGTGTTTGGCCGGAGAGGCTGGAGAATGATTTTCCTTTTTTGGATTATCTTTTTCCTAACCTCCGTCATTATGATTATAATGACGAATCATGCGTAACGTTCCTTACCCCGGAGCAGGAGGTACCCGTGAGGGTAATTACTGTTCCTAAAACGTTGAAAACACCGAGAATTATTGGAGTTGAGCCGACCTGCATGCAATATGTGCAGCAATCGGTGCTCGAATGTATTCTCGAAGCGATTCAGCAGGATGAACTCTGCCGGTCGCTTGTTGGATTCGATGACCAGGTCCCTAATCAGGACATGGCCAGAGAGGGATCACTTAATTGTGATCTCGCGACACTCGATTTGAGTGAAGCATCTGATCGTGTTTCCAATCAGCACGTACGCTATCTAACAGGTTACTGGACCCATCTTCATGATGGTATCCAAGCCTGTAGATCACGGAAGGCTGACGTGCCTGGAGTTGGCGTTATTCGCCTCTCCAAGTTTGCGTCTATGGGGTCCGCTCTTACTTTTCCAATTGAGGCGATGATCTTTACGACCATCATCTTTCTTGCGATTCAGCAAGAGCATCGGACACCTCTTTCCAGGAAAGACATTGAGTCTTATACTGGAAAGGTGCGCGTCTATGGGGATGACATTGTCGTCCCCGTAGATATGGTGGAAGCCGTTGTCAGTAAACTTCATACTTTTGGGTATAAAGTTAATACTGAGAAGTCTTTCTGGACCGGAAGGTTCAGAGAGTCTTGCGGTAAGGAATTCTTTGCTGGTGAAGACGTTTCAATAGTCCGAGCCAGAGAATTACTTCCTACCCAGCGGCAGCACGTTAGGGAGATTATTTCGACAGTCTCACTACGTAATCAGCTCTATTTTGCTGGTTTGTGGCGAGCTGCGAAATTCTTGGACGGGCTGTTGGAGCGGTTGATACCGTTTCCGACAGTTTGGCCCAATTCTCCCGGGCTTGGCAGGCATACTTATCTGGGCTATGAAGTCCAGAGGGAATGCCGGTATCTTCAGAGGCCTTTAGTTCGCGCCTCTGTTGTAGATGCCCAGCTTCCATCCGATCGTTTGGATGGGAGTGGTGCCTTGCTCAAGTTTTTCTTGAAGCGCGGCGATGAGCCGTTTGCTGATGGAAAGCACCTTGAACGTGCAGGACGTCCGAGATCCGTCAACATCAAGACTCGGTGGGTCTGTCCCTATTAGGGACAGGGGAACGCTCCGAAAGGAGCATGCGAGGGGAGACGAGGCCGTCTCCTCGTAAGAGGAAATGGCTTTTGCCACCTTTCTCGCACGGGGGATGAGCTGGGCTGTGCATCCCCCGCT